GTCGATTATGCGCAAACCCCCGCTATTCGGGAAGCGGCGATGATTATTGCCGTTGATATCTGGCAGGCACGTCAAGTGAGCCAGACTGGTGGGGTCGGTATGGATGGGATATCTGCAAGTCCTTACAAAATGGGTTTCCAACTCATAAACAGGGTCAGAGGTCTCATCCAGCCGTATGCAGCTCCAGCATCATTGGTCGGCTAATGGCAGCGATAACCACACTGCGGACAACACTAGCAACCGCTTTAACAAACAATGGCGTATGGTCAACCTTTGCATTCCCACCTGCAACTTTATTGGCTAACAGCGTAGTGGTAACACCTAGCGATCCTTACATAGAGCCAAACAATAATAGCCAAACAGGTATAGCACCTCTGGCTAATTTTAAGATTTTAATAACCACGCCTGCATTTGACAATCAAGGCAACCTAAAAGGTATAGAAGATTTTATTGTGGCAGTAGTAACTAAACTAGCGGCATCTACCCTGGTTTACAATATATCAAGTGTCTCCGCTCCAGCTATAACTAACGCAGCTAGTGGAGATTTATTAACATCAGAAATAACAGTATCAATCCTAACGAGCTGGAGTTAAAATGAGCACACACGAAGAAGACTTAGCCTTCTTGAAAAAGACAGGCCAATTAGCAAGCGCACCAAAACCAACTGCACAAACTAAGAAAGACGAGGAATAAAGTATGGCAATTTATTTAAACAATAACGTAGGTGTTAAGTTGGCTACCAATGCTGCGCCAACCACACCATCCATCGACATTAGCTCATACGTGACTAATGCCGTAATCAATCAGATCGTGGATGAGTTAGAAGTAACCGCTATGGGTGACACAGCACACAAGTTTGTTGCTGGTCTACAATCAGGCACATTCACTATTGACTTTATTAATGACTGGGCAGCATCCCAAGTAAATGCAACACTTAGCGCAGCATTTGGCAAAACCTTAGCAGTATCAGTAATTACCGTTAAAGGCACTGCCGTATCAGCCGAAAACCCAACTTACCAATTCTCTGTACTTGTAAACAACTTGACCCCAATCGGTCAAGGTGGAGTAGCCGAGGTTGCTACCTCATCTATCACATTTACAGTAAACTCCGCAATAACAGTGTCCCCATCGGTGGCATTCTAACTAAGGAGTAGTAATGGCAAAGCTAAAGATAACAAGGGCTAATGGTGAAGTATCAGAGCACAAGATAACACCAGGTGTCGAGTACGCTTTCGAACTGAAGTATGGATCAGGTATTAGCAAAGTCTTGCGTGAGCACGAAAGGCAAACAGAGATTTTTTGGCTTGCTTATGAATGCTTACGCAGGGCTGGTGCTCAGATACCTTTGTGGGGAATTGAGTTTATTGACAGCCTAGAAACTGTCGAGGTACTAGACGACGAAAAAAAATAATCCAGCGGGATTCAATCCTTTACAGCATCGCACAGTTGAGCGTAGAGACTGGGATACCGCCTAGAGAATTTATTGATATGGATAGCGAAATGTATAGCGCAATTATACAAGTGCTAACCGATAGAGCTAAGGAGATTCGAAATGCCAGCAGAAGTCGTAGGCGTTAAGGATGTCCTTTCAGGCCTAAAGTTTATTGATAAAGATTTACAAGATCGCATTAAAACTGCTATTGATCCTTTAATGCGCAGTGTGGCTATTAAGGCTAGAGGATTTGTGCCTAGTAACTCCGAGGTGTTATCTGGCTGGACTAAAGAGCCTAATCCGAACATTAACTACCGCCCATTCCCTAAATATGATGCTGGCACAGTTAAGGCTGGTATTGGATATAACGCTGGCGATAATCGCACATTTAAAAATGGATTTAAGGTTAGCAATTATGTTTACAACGTAAGCGCACCAGGTCGCATATATGAAACCGCTGGCCGTAAAAACCCACAAGGTAGAGCGCCATTTCAGCAAATCGATCCAAGCCTACCTGGCACAACCTTTGGCAAAGTGCAAGGATTCGAAGGTAAAGTCAGAGCACGTGAGTACACTTACAATAAATCTACTAAAGAGTACGCATCCAATAACCCATTTGCTGGGTATCAATTTGTCACTGCATTACCAGGATTAACTTCACAGCCAAAGATTAAAGGCGTACGTGGTGGTGGCCGCAAGAGCAAAGGCCGTTTAATCTATAAGGCCTGGGCGCAAGATAGTGGCAAGATTTATCAATCAATACTAGGAGCAATCAACGCCACAGCTATTAAATTTAACAAGTCAACAGATATCAAGAAGGCAGCATAATGGCCAACGTAGTAGTCTCGGCAATAGCCACTTGGAATGGTAAAGCACTTAATAAAGGCAAGAAGGAAATATCAGCCTTTGATAAGCAAGTAAATAAGCTAGGCAAAACCTTTGCTGGCGTCTTTGGTGCTCAACAACTATTCCAATTCAGCAAGCGAGCAGTACAAGCCTTTGCAGCCGATGAGAAGGCAGCCAAAGCCCTAGAAGTGCAATTACGTAATACTGGTTTTGCATTTAGCGCACCAGCCGTTGAGGATTACATAGCCAATTTACAGAGAGTTACTGGCGTATTAGATGACCAACTGCGCCCAGCATTCCAGCAATTACTCACAGCTACAGGATCAATTACTAAGAGCCAAGAAGCGTTAAACACTGCATTAAATGTAAGTGCTGCTACTGGTCGATCTTTAACAGAGGTGAGCGCAGCATTAACACGTGGATTTTCAGGCAACACAACAGGATTAACTAGGCTAGGTGCAGGCCTTAGCAAAGCCACCTTAAAAACTGGTGATATGGATAAAATTTTAGGTGAGTTAAACAGAAAATTTGCTGGCCAAGCACAGGCTAGATTAACTACCTATGCAGGCAAAATGGATTTACTTAGAGTTGCCACGGAAGATGCTAAAGAAGAAATTGGCAAAGGTTTATTAGATGCTATAAGTTTATTAGGCAAAGATAGAAGTATAAAAGATGCTGCCGATCAAATGGACACCTTTGCCAAATCAACAAGTGATGCAATTTATGGCGTAGGTTTATTAATAAGCAAGTTAGATGGTTTGGCTAGAAAAGTAACTTCTGGCGGTTTAGGTGATTTATTAATACGTTTACAGCCAGGCGGATTAGCCTTGCAAAGAGCTGTCAGTATTGCAGGTAACGCCAGAAGCGCAAACGCACCAGACAATGCACAAGGCCGTGCATCGGCTCGGATATTTGGCCAACAATTACGTTTAGAAAATAAATTAGCAGAGCAGAAAAAAAGAGAATTAGCCTTATTAGATGCAAAAAATAAGAAGCAAACTGAGGTGGATAAACTAGCCGAGCAATTTGATCTTGAGCGCATAGGCTTAATGAAGGCATTGGGCGAAGCTACTGATGCTGAGACTAAACTACGCATACAGTCTAAAATAGCCATATTGGATAATAACGAAGCCCTGGCTAAGAAATACAATGCAGAATTAAACGCCAAGTCAGCTGCGGATTTGTTGGCCGATAGCGCTAACAATGCTGCTAACGCCCTTAATACTTTGCCTAGCAAGTACGATCAAATCTTTAAGAATCTCTATGAACAATCAATCGCTATGGGTAATACTGCAAGCGGGGCAGCGGCTTTGGCTGGTATGTCTGCAAGATTACAAAAAATGGCCGATGATTTTGCAGCAGGTATAGGTCCATATGCAGTGCCAAGTAGTGGTATGCCATCTAGTGCAACTACAGCTGCCGCAGCAGCAGCACCAACAGTAATTAATACCACTGTAAATACTGGCGCAGTATTAAGTAGTGAGCAAGATTTAGAGCGTTATATCCAAGATGCTGTAGGTAATGTAATTAAATTAGGTAATGGCGTAGTGCCTCGTGGCTCCGTCATATTATTACAATGACAGTCCCAGTAGTTAACGCTTACATAAATTTTAGCACTGGGCCAGCTTTTGCTCAGGCTATGATATTAGATACTGGTATATTAGACGTAAACATATTAGAAGACTCAGCAGCCATTATTGTTGACGTGTCAAATCAAATCAATTTTATACAAACTACAAGAGGCCGTAATCCTTTATTTGACCAATTTCAGACAGGCCAATTAACACTGCGCATAGTAGATCAAAATGGCGATTTTAACCCAACTAATCCATTAAGCCCCTACGCTCCAGATCTAACGCCTATGAAAAAGGTGCAGATCACTGCAACCTATGGTGCTACTACATACCCTATATTTTCTGGCTTTATCACAAGCTATGTTAATACCCAGCCTAAAGATGCTACAGAAGTGGCTTACACAACCATACAAGCTGTAGATGCTTCAAGGTTAGCCAACAATGCCCAGATAACTACTGTGGCAGGTGCTAGTGCTGGTGACCTATCAGGCACACGTATAAATCAGATATTAGATCAAATTGACTGGCCAGCAACAATGCGGGATATTGATGCAGGTTTAACTACACTGCAAAATGATCCAGGCACATTACGCACCTCACTAGGGGCTATGCAAACTGTGGCTAGTTCAGAATATGGCGCACTTTATGTAAACGCAGATGGTGAGTTTGTATTTCAAGATAGAGCTGTAACTGCTGGATCAATAGGTGGCACAGTAACTACCTTTAATGATAATGGCACAGGTATTGCTTATGCTAATGCTAATTGGAAACTAGATGACACACTCGTATTCAACTCATCTACTGTTACCAGGACAGGTGGCACGCCACAGACTGCTATTAACCAAGCCTCAATAGACAAATACTTTATACATAGTTTTCAGATACAAGACTTGCTAATGCAAACCGATGCCGTAGCTCTAGATTATGCTCAGGCTTATACAGCCAGCCGTGCTGAGACCAGCGTGCGATGCGATTCCATAGAATTAGACTTGTATACACCTAACTACAATGCAGGCATTATTGCAGCCCTAGACCTAGATTTCTTTGATCCAATTCGAGTGGTCACTACCCAACCAGGTGGCTCTACCCTGGACAAGACTTTGCAGATATTTGGCGTGCAAAACGTCATTACCCCAAACAGTTTTAGGGTCATCTTTACTACGCTGGAGCCAGTAATCGACGCCCTAATTTTAGATAACAATATCTATGGCACTTTAGACTATAATGTGCTCAGTTACTAAGGAGAGACAATGGCAGCAGGATTAGGATTTAAGGACTTTACGACAGGCGAGGTATTAACCGCAGCCGATGTTGATGGCTACTTAATGCAGGGTGTTTGGGTGTTTGCCAGTGCTGCTGCTAGAGATGCAGCTGTAACATCACCGCAAGAAGGTAACTTTGCATATCTTAAAGATACAAACGTAACCACTTATTACACAGGCAGTGCTTGGGCAAACCTAGATACAACAGGTATGACTAACCCAATGACTACTACGGGCGACACTATTTATTCATCAAGCGGATCAACACCAGCCAGACTTGGAATTGGTACTACAGGTCAAGTATTAACTGTTGCTGGTGGTGTTCCTACTTGGGCTGCACCTGCTGGTGGTGGCAAAGTGTTACAGGTTGTTGAAGGCTCTTATTCAACTCAAGTTGATAATTCCACAACTACTTTTCAGGATACAAATGTAACAGCAAACATTACTCCATCTTCAGCCAGTAGCAAAATTTTAGTTATTGTTAAACAACACGGCTATAAAGACGCAGGAGATATTGAGAGTGGTTTAATTGTGCGACTTATGAGAGATTCAACAAGTATTGATGATGTTTCAGGATTTTACACTGCTACATCATTAATTTTGTACGGCGAACTTACACTTATGAAATTAGATGCGCCAAACACAACATCCGCAATAACTTACAAAACACAATTTAGAAATAATGCAGCCGCAGCCAAAGTAAGTGTTAACGTAGGCTACCCATCTAGGATTACTTTAATGGAAATAGGAGCATAATTATGGCTAATGGTGGAGATGTTTTATCAATGTTAATTCCTAATGGCGGTTGGTATATTGTAGGCGATGATTATGAAAGCATTAAGTTTTTAGAGTGTGAGCCAATAACTAAAAAACAATTTACAGATGGCTTTGCTCAATATGATGCTTGGAAAGCAGAGCAGGATGCAGCCAAAGCAGCAGCCAAAGCAGGAGCCGAATCTAAACTCGAAGCACTTGGATTAACTACTGAGGATTTAAAAGCTCTAGGTTTGTAATGAAACCTAAACTATGTGCAGCTGGTGTGCAGTTAAGAGATCAAGTTGATACGTGGTTTCCAGATAGGTGTACTAAGAGTCCAGAAGGATGGCTGGGCGATAGTCGTCACTCCGCCAGAAAATCGGATCATAATCCAGACGAACACGGGTGGGTCAGAGGTCTTGATCTTAATGCTCGGTTGGAGTCATCCGACAGCCTCGCACCTTATCTGGCTGACCAGATCAGAATCGCAGCCAAATCGGATCCACGCTTATCATACGTCATCTATAACGGGAGAATATGCTCAAAGATATTAAACTGGAAATGGCGTAAGTACAAAGGCATTAACCCACACAAGAAGCATATACACATTAGTTTTACAAAGTTAGGCGACAAAGATAGTAAGCCGTTCGATATACCACTAATAGGGGGCAAGATATGAAGATAAGCAAAAAACAGAAGGCGATATTAAAGTCATACGCACGTGGCGTATTGGTATCATTCTTAACATTCTTAGCAAGTAATGAATTAGGTTTAGACCCAGCGCTGTCTGTAGTAATTGCAGCACTCGCAGGGCCAGCAGCTAGGGCTTTAGATAAATCCGATATTGCCTATGGCATCGGTGCTAATGAAAAATGAGTCCTGGAGAGTGGGCTGGCTTTGGCGCTGGCGTTATAAGCGTGCTATCAGGCGTGCTAATAGGATTACGTTTTTTAGTTAGAGGCTGGCTTAATGAGTTGCGCCCTAATGGTGGATCTAGTATGAAGGATCAGATAACAAGACTCGAACAGCGTGTCGATGATCTCTTTGTTTTAATCAGTAAGCGATAATTTAATTATGTCTACTACTCGTAAACGTAAGAAGATAAATCGGCGCAGGGTGCGTAGAACACCTGACCCATTATCTAAGTTAGAGGTGTTTTATATTGCTAAACACGAGATGTTTAAAGCTGCACGCAAAGCAGGTTTTAGCGAGTCTGTAGCCCTATATCTAATGGATAGTCCAGAGTCAATGCCAGACTGGGTAGTCGGCGATGATGGAATTATCCCACGCATCCCTACTCCAGACGAGGAAGAAGATTAAGCGCTACCTGGTAATCAGCGATCTGCAGGTACCATTCCATCACGAGGCAGCTGTAAAGAATGTTATCAAGTTAGCAAGGCGGGAGAAGTTTGATTCAGTATTGGTGGTCGGGGATGAAATTGATTTTAATACAATTAGCAAGTGGGCTGAGGGCACACCTTTGGCTTATCGGCAAACCATTCACGATGATCGGGAACTTACTAAGTCGATATTGTGGGATCTCAGTGAGTACAGCCGAGAGTGTCATATTATCCGCAGTAATCATACTGATCGCCTTTATAACACTTTACTAAAAGTCCCTGGCTTAATCAGCCTACCCGAACTACAGTACCCAGCCTTTATGGGTTTTAAGGATATGGGTATGGAGTACCACAAGACCGCCTATGAGTTTCACCCAGGCTGGATGTTAGCTCACGGAGATGAAGGCAATATGTCTCAGCACGCAGGTATCACAGCTCTCAACCTGGCTAAAAAATGGGGTAAATCTGTATTGTGTGGCCACACCCACAGACTAGGTATGAGTGCCTATGCAGAGGGCGTAGGAAGCCATTACAGGGCCTTATATGGGGTTGAGGTAGGTAATCTTATGGATAGGAAAAAAGCCTCTTATTTACGCTATGGAAGCGCTAATTGGCAGATGGGTATTGCTATACTAGAAGCCATAGGTAAGACCCTGACACCAACCCTGGTGCCAATAAACAAGGATGGCTCATTTACAGCATTAGGCAAACACTATGGGGCTTAATACAGAGTACGCCGACCGCACCATCGACGACCATATCGATGACCTCGAAGATATTAACGTTATCTAATCGTTATACAAAAACACCCTTAAACTATCCACAAAGTCGTACACAGGTGCAACACTATGCCTGTGCCACAAAGTATGTGCGCATAGATTGGGCTACAAAATGACACTAGAACTAGCAATATATTTATTTATAGGGCTGAGTATGGCGTGGTTATTATTGGTAACACGCATTGATGATCTAAAGCAAACCCATTATTGGCGAGGCCGTAAAGATGGCTGGGATATGCACCGCAGGATGATCCAAAACAAAATAAAGTCAGATGAGGTATTTGACTATGACAAAAACTGAGAAGCTGCTAGCTGATGTTGTCGACCTGGTGCATACAAGGGGATCGGTCTATGGTCACCCTTACACAAACCATAAAAGGATCAGTGAACTGTGGTCGGCATACCTCGACCATCCAGTTACGCCTAGTCAAGTCGCATTATGTATGGCGCTCGTCAAGGTTTCTAGGCTTACTGAATCTCCAGGTCACAGTGACTCGATCATCGACGCACTTGCTTACATTTCGATATACCAGACAGTCCTTGATGCAGAAGCCGACGTCAATTTTACCTGGGGGAATGACTAATGGCATTTAACTTAGCAGATTATGAAACAGTCGAGAGCCGACTAGAGAAGTTTTGGAAGGAGTATCCAGATGGAAGATTATCTACAAAGATCGAGCAGGCCACAGACACTAGATACATTGTTAGTGCTCAACTATTTAAGACGGAAGCCGACCCCCAAGCGTGGGCGACTGGCCTTGCTAGTGAAAGCATTAGTGATCGGGGTGTCAATTCAACTTCTGCACTGGAGAATGCTGAGACTTCAGCGATCGGCAGAGCGCTTGCAAATGCAGGTTATGCAGCTAAGGGCAAAAGGGCTAGCCGAGAGGAAATGACAAAGGTTGCAAGTTACTCACCACCAGGATCTAGGGCGAGAGCTGTAGAGAATGTGTTGCGTGCTAGTTTTGCAGAAGACAAACCAACTGTATGGAGTGTTGGTGATGCAATAGAAGCCATACCAGTTAATCCTAAAGCACAAGAATGCAAACACGGCGAGATGATACTCAAAGAAGGTGTGGCAAAGACTGGCAAGAGTTATTACGGATTTGTCTGCAGTGCTGCAAAGCCTGACCAGTGCGAAGCTAGATGGGCAAAACTTACAGCTGCTGGATCTTGGTTCTTCCCTAGTGATAGCGAGGGAGGTGAGTAAATGGGATATGTTGAAATTATACGTGATGGGTTCACTCTACGTTTAGAAGATGATAAGCGAACCCTCACGCCATCGATTGACCTATGTGTAGCTTGTAATGATGACAGGCTAATACATTCTGGTAATTTCTTGGTTTGCACTCAGTGTCACTGTAGGCAATAAGAAGTTTATCATAATGCACCCACGATTTAAATGTAATGGATGTAAACGTGATACCGAGTTTCTATGGCTAGATGAGTTGGATACGCCAAAGGGATTTAAGGCTTATCAGTGTATGGATTGTGGTTGCGTTGGCGTTAAAAATGTAGTAGAGGCTTTGCATATACCTGATTCAGAGATATGCAGATGTGATAAGTGTGGTGGTTGGAAGTTTGAAGCCGTGGTCTGCCACACTTGTCAACTGATTGGAGCAAAGTAATGCCTACATACGAATACAGCTGTAATGAATGCGGCACCTATGGATCAGTGCATAGATCATACGATGATGACAGTGCGCCTATGAGTTGCCCACGTTGTCACTTACAAATGAACAGAATCTATAGCGCACCTGGGCTTATCTTCAAGGGTGGTGGCTGGGGTGGGCAGAAATGAAAATAGGGTCATTGTGCACTGGATATGGTGGCCTTGATATGGCTGTTGAATCTTACTTTAATGCTGAAATGATTTGGTGCGCAGAAATAGACAAATACGCATCTAAACTTATTGAGCAGAGATTTAATAAACCTAACTTGGGTGATATTAAACAAATTGATTGGGTTAGCGTTGAGCCTATAGATATATTAACCGCAGGTTATCCTTGCCAACCATTTAGTCATGCAGGACAAAGAAAAGGTGAAAATGACGAAAGACATATATGGCCATACATATCTAAAGCAATTAGCCTACTTAGACCGAGCATCGTTGTCTTGGAAAATGTGCGAGGGCATCTCAGTCTCGGATTCAAGGAAGTTCTCAGCGACCTTGCCAAAAATGGGTATGATGCAAAATGGCGAATTGTTCGAGCTAGTGATGTCGGTGCGCCACACCAAAGAGCAAGATTATTCATTATTGCCTACCCCAGCAGCTCGGGATTACAAAGGACCAGGTACGAAACAAATGACATTACCAATGGCTTTGTTGCCGACGCCAACAGCGATGCATGTGAGGAATCACGACGAGCCGATCGAGAAATACAAACAAAGGGTGCAAGATTTCAACGAGGGCAAAACATTGGGCAAACCAGGTGCGAGCACGGGTGTAGCTGTAAGACTAATTGCGACACCGACAACCAACATAAGTCATACAACGGGCAAATGCAGGAATTGGGGGGCAGATTTGTTTCACGACGTGAAATGTCTTTGCAGACCATACCGCATACATTGGTCGATGGAAAATTAAACGCCAAGTTTGTCGAATATATGATGGGATTACCCGAAGGTTGGGTTACAGATTTAGATTTGTCTCGTTCGCAACAATTAAAAATGCTTGGTAATGGTGTTGTCCCACAACAGGCTTATTACGCTTTACAGTTATTGTGTGACACATCTCACATCTCATATAGTGAGACAGTTTAATCATCTACGTATAAAGGAGTTTGACATATGATGCTAGGCTCTAGTGTAGCAGTGGCTCACAAAGCCACAAGGCGAGCCCGACAGGGAAAGCTCGCAAGGTGCTGGCTAGTTGGGATCGCTCTATTCATAGTTAATCTTTGCTTTGTAAAGACTAATTCCGTTGCAGTTGATAACTACAAACCTATTCATTACAAACAATACATACTCATACAATTAAATGACTTTGAAGAAGCTTATTGCCTAATAGATCTCTACTCTAAAGAAAATAGTAGGTGGGATCCTAAAGCACGTAATGGCTCACACGTGGGTATACCGCAAGGTAGGTCTAAGTGGTTGGCTACTGTCAATGGTGTAAAACAGATAGACTGGGGTATTAAGTACATTAATAATAGATATGGGTCTATGTGTAAAGCATTAGATCACTTTAAGCGTAAAGGCTGGCATTGAGAGATAAAGCATTAGGTAGTGGCAAGTGGGCAAAGCTGCGCATTACCATACTTGACAGAGATGGTTGGCAATGTGCCCTGTGCAACAGGCCTGCCCATACTGTCGATCACATTGTGCCACGTGTTAAGGGTGGTGATATGTGGTCACCTGATAACTTGCAAGCGCTATGTAAGAGCTGTAATAGCCGTAAAGGTGGGCGTTTTTTTAGCAGCAAGGCGAC